TGGATCTTATCCATATTAAAATGCCCGCCCCTTGCGGGGCGGGCCCTCCTCTTACTTGGTCATCAAGGCTACTAGCCGCGCCTTATCGGCAGCGCTCATGCGCTGCTTGGATAAGATTTTAGCTATCTCGGCTTTATCGTCCTTGGACGATTCAGCCTCGGCCTCGGCTTTCACCTCGGCTACCTTCCAGCGCGGCCGGTGAGCGTTTTGCTTCACCTTCCGCTTCCCGTCGCGTTTATCCACGTACTCTTCATTCACTCCCGGGATGAACTGAATTTCCGCGCCTTTGACGTCAATGGACCATGAAAGGTCCATCGTGGTTATCGAAAGAAACGCCGACGTCCAATTCTTCCCGGCGAATGCCTGGGTTTCGGTGGATTCACAGATGACGTGCCCGCAGGAGGGGCAGGATGCAGTAGCTTTCATTTAGCTTTCCTGTTGAGTAAGAGATTGTCGACCTTATTAGAAGGTCTTCCGATTCCAGCCGCCATACTTTCATCGGCTGGTACGTTCGGCGGTTTGGTCACCTACTGGGTTCGACTGCGCCCCGCGACGTGGAAGAATTGCACCATATGTAGACTGCCATTGCAAGTACGCATTCGCAGGCTATCATTGTCTCGAGGGCCGGGAGGGCCGGGAGGGGGGGTACATGGACTGGAAAATCCGAAGGCCCCCCTAATACTCTAAACCTCTCACATCAAAGGGTCCTAAAACCCTTAATGTAACCGCGTGTAACCCTAATTTCGCCTAGTTTCGTGCCGTGAATCGGAAGTTAGCCCCCCGCATACTGTGCTGCGTCTATTCACAGTGGAGATTTCTAATGGCCCATGAACCCTTGCACTCTGGTTTTATGCGCGAGTCGGAGGTAGTAGCTGAACTGCCCTTCAGCCGCATAACGCTTTATCGTGAGATCCGGTTCGGGAGATTCCCCCGACCTGTAAAACTGTCAGCGGGCACGAGAGTCTGGTTCCGAGATGACATCGTGGAGTGGTTCGAGAAGCATCGCCGGGATGCTGCCCCTAGAGTTGGCCCGTACGTTCCATCGCCCCGTCGGTAGATTCCGTTAGAGTCGTGGGGTTTGCTATACTCGCAGCGATGAGCGTTTTAAGCCCTAGAGTTGCCCCGGCCACGCCGTGGAATGATCGCGTGGCGTTCGATATGGCTTTGTTGTTGGAGGGGAGTGGTGAAACTCTCGATGATATAGCTGACCGCTATGCCATCACTTCGTCCGACATCATTAGGTATAAGGGGGACCCCCTCTTTATTAAGAGGGTGGAGGACTATCGAGAAGACGTACGCGACCAGGGGCTAACATTCCGGGTGAAGGCCCGGGCACAGGCCGAGGAGTTGCTAACGACTTCGTGGTTATTGATTCACAATGAGGATGTATCCCCGTCGGTAAAGGCCGATCTCATTAAGTCCACTGTGAAGTGGGCGGGTCTTGAGGTTAAGCCCGATGCCCAGATAGAAGCCGGGGGAGGAGGTGGTGTTCAGATATCTATAAACCTGGGTGGGGCAGGGGCCCCTGCCTCGCCTAGCAACCTAATAGATGTAACCCCCAGCTTGGAGAAGGGAGGTGATTAGTGAGCACGTGGATGAAAGGAGGATGGATGCCGATTATCAGCAAGACGCCTAACGACAGGCAGGTGGGTGGAGACCACTATAGGAAGTGTGAGTTGCAGCCCTGGGATGTTATTTCGCATTGGGGGTTGGATTTCTTTGAGGGTAATGTGCTGAAGTATGTCCAGCGCTGGCGGCATAAGGATGGTGTTCGGGATTTGTATAAGGCCCGGCATTACCTGGATAAGTTGATCGAATTGAATGAGCGAGATTCAGGAACATCCTAGCGTAGCTAAGCTCCCTAAGAGTTGTAGGGACTCCTTTACCGAGTTGTATGATGGGCGCCCCGCAGCTAGGTTTTCGTCTGCTGCTGATGCTCGCGTGTTGGCTATTGCGATTGAAGACCAGAAGAAGCCGTTTCGTTTATTTATCCGGAATGCGAATAGGCGTAGGAATAGGGCCCCGGTTTATATGGTGGTGCTCTTGTGACTTATACGATCGACTACACCCCGCCCCCTACGGGTAAGAAATTCATGGAGAGTGACGCCAAGATGCGCGTCCTCATGGGGCCTGTGGGTTCGGGGAAGTCAGTTACTAGCTGCTTCGAGATTGTGAGGCGGGCGACGATGCAGGAGCCCGACAGTCAGGGGATACGGCGCACTCGTGCAGCAGTGGTGCGGGAGACTGCTAGGCAGCTCCAGGATACGACGATTAAGACGTTTCTCGATTGGTTCCCGCCGGGGGTATGCGGCGTCTATAGGAAGACGACCAAGACGTATTTCTTCCACGTCGGGGATATCGAGTGCGAGGTTATGTTCCGTGCCCTGGACGACGCTGACGATGTGGCTAACCTGAACTCCCTGGAGCTGACGTTCGCGTGGTTTAACGAGTGTCGGGATATACACCCTGACATCATAGATGCTATGTCTAAACGTGTTGGCCGGTTCCCCTCCCGGCGGGATGTCGGGCCTACGTGGCATGGGATGTGGGGGGATACGAACCCGCCCACCATGGATACATGGTGGTACTACCAGATGGAGCACCTCAACTCCGACGACGGCGTTAGTCCCAACAACAATGGCTGGCACGTATTCAAGCAGCCCAGCGGGCGGAGCCCGTACGCGGAGAACATAGAGAATCTGCCGGATGAGTATTACGACACTCAGGGGCGGTCAGAGGATTACATCCGGGTCTATATAGATGGGGAGTACGGGCTAAGTTCTGCGGGTATGCCTATATACCAGTATTTCCGGCCTGACTACCACATTGCCAAGAGCACCTTGCGGCCTATTATTAACGGCATACGGCCCATCGTTATCGGTATGGATTTGGGGCTTACGCCTGCGGCTGTGTTCGGGCAGCAGGACCCTCGGGGTCGGGCGATTATTTTAGATGAGGCTGTTAGTTTTGATATGGGTGTGCAGCGGTTCACTCGGACGGTTCTCAAGCCACTTCTTTATGAGCGTTTCCCTGGTGTTCCTGTGTTGGTGGTTACAGATCCCGCAGGCATACAACGAGCTCAGACAGATGAGCGAAGTGCTGTCGATATTATTAAGGCGGAGGGGCTTAGGGTAATTCCTGCTAAGACCAACAATATCTCCGCTCGTATCAACTCCGTTGATGAGTACCTCATGCGCCAAGTAGACGGCGACTCCGGGTTTCTTATGGACCCACGGTGTACAGGACTTAAGGCAGCTATGATGGGTGGTTATAGGTATAAGCCCAAGCAGGCCGGGGTCATTGAGAAGAATAAGCACTCCCATGTTGCAGAGGCGCTACAGTACCTAATGCTCCACATTGGTAGTGCGGGAGAGGCGGCACGCCTGTCTCAGCGCCGGGAGATTAAGCATATTTCTGCTTCTGGTTGGACCTAGTTGACAGGATCTATATAGGCACCTATACTCCTCCTACGCTCATGCTCCTTTGCTATCCTCCAGTTGCTAGCCGCAACTAACCCCCGGGCTCCTCCTCCCGGGGGTTTCTTTTTCCTTATTAGTTAGCCATACTACCTCTACTTTTGTATTGGGGATTGGTAGTGGCCGGACTTACTTTCCTAAGAGCGGTTAGTAACTCTGAGTTGGATGAGCGAGAAAGAACCGCTTTTGGCGGTTCTGATGCTCCGGAGTCACAATCCCCTCTCCTTCTAGGGCTCACTTCGTATATACGACGTTGTTGGGACGCTGCTACGTCAGCTAAGAAACCCATAGAGACCGCGATGCTTTCTGCATTGCGGCAGCGTAACGGTGAGTACGAAGCTAGTAAGTTAGAGCAGATTCGGGCCTACGGTGGGTCTGATATCTACATGATGATCACCGAGGTTAAATGCCGAGCTGCCGAGAGTTGGCTCAGAGATATCCTGCTTGATGAGGGCTCACCCCCTTGGGATCTTAGGGCTACGCCAATCCCCGACCTACCTCCTGCACAGGCTCAGGCTTTGGAGGAAGAGTTCGCCAACAAGGCAGTTCAGTTCACTCAGCAGTACGCCCAGGCCCCCACTCCGGAAGATCTCGCTAATATCAAGGAGGTTCTGGCCCAGGACTACCGCTTCCGTGTGCTGCAAGAGGCGCAGAATCGCGCCGATAGGATGAAGACCCGCATCTCCGACCAGTTCGTACAGGGCGGTTGGGAGCACGCATTTAACGATTTCATCTCCGATTTGGTTACTTACCCCTGTGCGTTCCTCAAGGGGCCGGTTATCCGCAGACAGCGGAAGCTTGGTTGGGGGATGGATGAAGCGGGGAATACGATAGTAGAGACCGAGGAGGAGCTGGCTCCTGAGTATGAAAGGGTTGACCCATTCAGAATTTACCCAGAGCCGGGGATATCCGACTTACATGAAGGGTATCTGTTCGAGCATCATAAACTTACTCGTACTTCGTTAGCAGAACTTATAGGTGTCCCGGGCTACGACTCCTCCGCTATCCGTACTGTCCTCCGTGAGGG